GATTTATTGGACCCTTCGGAGAACCTTGCGGTTAAGATGATGAAAGAGGCCGCTGAGAAGACTGCTACTTCGGCAGGAGATGGTACGACAACTGCCATTGTCCTCACTGAAGGATTGGTATTGAGTGGACTTGAGCATATCACTGAAGGATTGAACCGGACAGAGGTTCTGAGAAGTATGGTGGAGATAAGCGACAAGGTGGTGGACAAGTTACGAAGACGTAGCAAGAGAGTTACAAGTACAATGCTTACAGATGTAGCGAGTATATCGGCAAATAACGACAGGGAGATTGGGAAGATTATCTCAGAGGTGTACAAAGATGTCGGCAAGACAGGTATTGTTACGGTGGAGAAGAGTCAGAACGATGAGACCTATGCTGAGACCACAATGGGGTTGAAATTTGACAGAGGGTACTTGAGTCCAATATTTATCAATGACCAAAAGAAAGATGAGTGTGTATTTGAGGATGCTATGGTTATGGTTGCTGATATGGAGATTACAAATGTTCTTCAGATTGAGGAAGTGTTTAGACCAATTGTACAACAAGGTAAGAAGTTATTAATTATATCTCCGTGCAATCAGAACTTGATTAACAGTTTGGCAGCTAATGTTGTAAAAGGACTTATCAAAGTATGCGCAGTTGCGCCTCCGGCATTTGGATATAAGCAACACGAGTTAATGCAAGACATTGCTATTAGTGTTGGCGCTACATACTTCAGCGAAAAGACAGGAGATGACTTGAGTATCATTAATTATGAAGACCTTGGACACGCAGCTAAGGTAATTGTAAGTAAAGATAAGACTGTTATTGTCAGGTCAGACTTGAAATTAGACCAAAAAACTATTGATGAGAGGGTAAGTCAGCTATGGGATTCGCATAAAAACGCAACAAAGAAGCACGAAAAGGACCATTTATTGGAGAGAATTGCTTCATTAACAGGTGGAATTGGGGTTATTTTTGTGGGTGGACAGACAGACTTGGAGCAGAAAGAGTTGTACGACAGAGTTGATGATGCTGTTTGCGCGGTACGTTCAGCACTTGAAGAGGGGATTCTTCCGGGCGCAGGGAAAGCTTTACTTGAAGAGTCAGCGGCTTTGGCTATAGATGAGGATAAAAGTCCTGAGTATAATGCAGCTATGATGATTTTGAAGGCAGCACTTATGGCTCCGTTCTTACAGATACTTGCAAACGCAGGATTGAAAGCTGAAGATATTTACAAAGATGGTATTGCTGAAGGTCAAGGATACAACTTGAAGACAAGAGAGTATGGAGACTTGATTAAGATGGGAGTAATTGACCCATTGAAAGTAACGCGAAGCGCATTACAAAATGCTGTGAGTGTAGCTGTGACAATTTTGAGCACCGATGCAATAATTACATTAGCGCGTAGCTATGAACAATCTTAAAACTAAAAACTATGAAACCAATTGGTAAATACATCGTCATCAAGACCATTGATGAAGAGTTAAAAACTGAATCAGGATTGTTTCTATCGGGAGAAGATATGAATCAGATGCGTTACAAGCGTGGCTTAGTAGTAGAAAGCGGTACTGATGTACCGCATATCAAAAAAGATGATGACATCTACTACGATAAGGCGCACGGATTTACAATGCTGATTGATGATAAGCAATACACAATTATTCGCGAGAATGATGTCGTTGTTGTTTTATAACTTTGTTCATTTCGATAATCATATCGCGATAGACTTTGTCTGAATATGATACGTTCTTTAAGAACATTTTATTATTAGAATTACTAACGGGGATTTCTTCCCCGCTTAGTTTTCTATAAAGTGATTGAATCATTCTCGTGGATTTGACTGTCAATTGGTATAGAGCCTTTCTATTGCCAACTCTATTTCTAAACTTTACAATCCACCCATCTTTTTGAAGTCTGAAGAAACGAGTTACATCCCAACCTAAAAGACTGTCAAACTCTTCAAACTTATCTTTTCCAAAATACTTTTCAGAGTATAAAAACAATAGCATATCTAAGTCAGCCTGAGTTAGTTCGTATTTAATTTTTGCGAATTGGCGAATGACTCTCCAATATTTTAGGTAATCATCTTGATTTGATTTCATTTAATTTTTTTTTTATACATTTGTACAAAGTTATTAATTAAAACTAAAAAAATGCGAGGACTTAAAATTAATAAACAAGCAAAAAGACCTGATACTCCATTAGCCAATACTCCTGAGCCTAATATTACTTATAAAAATTTAGGTTTAGCGAGAAGTGCTACAAATAATGCAGAAGGAAGAGATACAAGTACTCCTGCTACTGCTAAAGATAGTGCTGATTATAAGTTAGGATTTAAAATGGGACTAAAAGGAAAAAAAGTTTCAGATATTAAAAACCAATACGAAGGCAAGAACCAATACGTTGAGAAAGGTAGATGGGAAGGACAAAACGCTGCTAAAAAAAAGTAATATGAAGTCAAATATTAATAGACCTGATACTCCATTAGCAGCAACGCCTGAACCACAACCTGTTAGTTCAGGCTTACAACCTACAACACAAATTGGAGGTATGCCTCAACAGAGACCTGCTACAAAATTTGAGCAAACTGCAAACAATGCTATAGATAAAATCAAAACAATTGCTCCTGCTGCACCTGCTGCGCCTGAAACACCTCAACAATAGAAACTATGGGAATCGTAAAGAAAACAAAGGAAGAAAGAAAAGCTGATGCAGCTAAAAGGCCTGATACTCCATTGGCAGAAACACCTGATGCAACTACACCTGTTACAAATTTAAAATCAATAATAGATGATATTAATAAAAGAAGCGCTGAAAGGCAGGCATCTAAAAATGAAACTCAAGCAAAGCTTGATGCGGCAAGAATAGAAAGAAGTAAAGGAAGAAAGTCTATTGCAGGAGAAGGTTCAAGACTTTATGGATTAGCATCATTCGCAGATAGAACTAAAATAAAAACAACGTAAATAAATAAAAACAAAATGGCAAAAGTAAAAGCAACACCCGGATTACCTGAAGCATCAAGAAAAAAAATGCCAATGGCAGCAGCTAAACCTGCAAACAAAAATGGATTCAAAGCACCATCCAAAGCGGCAGGTGTAAAAGCAAACATTAAAAAGAAATAAAAATGACTAAAGACACTCCAAACTTACCGGGTTCATCTCGTATGCAGATGCCAAGTACTTCAGTAGCAAGTTCCGGTATTAAATTAAAAGCTGATACTAATGGCGTAACTCGTAAGGTTACAAAATCGGCATCAGGAAAAGGTATGGGTGGTAAAAACCCTTATTGTTAATTATTAAATTTTAAAAAAATGGCAGGTAAATTAAACAAAGAAGTAGTTTCCGAAATAGTTCCTATTATCGAAACAACTCCTACTGTGGAGGTTATTTTAAATATTCCCCCTCCTGAAAGAGAAGACCCGGGAAATGGCAGCAGAGATTTTAATAGAGGAGCTTCTAAAGTAACTCCTGAAGAAGTAACTCCTGAAGCAACTCCTGAAGTAACTCCTGAGTAAAATGGCCAATAAGTCAAAAATGCAATGTAATCGACCTGTTCCTTCGGATAGACCGGGGAAGAAGAAGATGGTAAAAGCTTGTTCCAATGGAGAAGAAAAACTTCTCCATTTTGGAGCAAAAGGATATGGTAATAACTATAGCCCTGCTGCAAGAAGAAGTTTTAAAGCAAGGCATAGTTGTGATACCGCAAATGACAAACTAACTCCTCGATATTGGGCTTGTAAAAATTTATGGGCAGGGTCGGGAGGTTCAACAACACCAAATCCAAGTAATCGTAAAGGAAAGTACTAATGCCAAAAGATGCGTGTTATAAAAAAGTAAAAGCTCAGTACGATGTTTTTCCATCTGCAAGAGCGTCACAAGCTATTGCTAAATGTAGGAAGGGTTCAGGCGTTGTTAGAAAAACAGAAGCAGGAACATCTCTAAAAAGATGGGATAAAGAAAAATGGACTGATACTAAAACAGGCAAAGCTTGTGGTGCGGGAGGAAGTAATGAGTATTGTAGGCCAAAAGTAAAAGTATCTTCAAAAACACCAAAAACCATATCTGAAATAAGCAAATCTAAATTGACTGCTAAAAAAGCAGAAAAATCAAAAGTTGGAATGGGTAATCGTGTGACTAAAATTTAAAAGATGAAAAAAGTAACTGAGAAAGCAAAACAATACGAGTCTAAGAAATCATTAGATGGTAAGATGAAGTTTTTAAAAGGGAACGTAAGTAAACTACCTGTTCAAAAAAATAAAAAAAAGTAATACCTTTGTTATGCACTATATAAGAACTAAAAGACTTGGCTTTGGAGATGTTATTGAAAAAGTAACGACAGCAACAGGAATAAAAACTGTTGTTGAAAAAGTTTCTGAAATTACAGGAGTACCTTGTGGATGTGAGGCACGAAAAGAAAAATTAAATAACCCCGATTTATTAATCAATAAAATACTAAAATAATGTCAGTATTCAAATCACAATTTTCAAGAGCGATAATAGCGCATAAATCAGACAATGCTGATATTGCAGTTCCATATAGTTTTGTTGACACAGGAACAAATACCACCTCAACGTCTTTAAAATTAATAAGTAGTTCAGCTACATTTGTTTCAGATAATGTAAGGGCAGGAGATGTTGTTCATAATGATACCGATGGAACTGCTGCAACTGTATTAAATGTAGATAGTCAAACTCAATTAACATTAAATGCAAATATATTCACTGCTACAGGTAAAACTTTTTCTGTTTATGGAATGTCTCCTCAATCAGGAATAGCAAACGAAGGATGTAATTTGTATATAGGTGGAGCAGGAAATGTATCTGTTGTTACTATAGGTGGAGATATTGTAACTTTTTTATCAGTACCTGTTGGAACAATTCTTCCTATTCAAATTGTACAGCTTAGAGCAACAGGAACTACAGCTACTAATGTATTAGCTCTTTGGTAAAATGGCAAAAGTAAAACAACAAGATAGTGCTTATAAAGCAAAACCAAAGAAGTCAGGCGTAGCTGCAAAGACTAAAACGAGCACTTTAAAATCAAGTAAAAACTACGTGAAAGCGTATAGAGGACAAGGAAGATAATGAAATATATAAATTACATATTCTCATCGCTAATATTATTATTTGTTCCGATACACGGGCTTTTAATTGCGGTAGCAGCAGCAATAATTCTTGATACCTTTACAGGAATTTTTAAAAGTGTAAAATTAAAAGGATGGGCAAGCGTTAGGAGTAGAGTTTTATCAAATATAATTTCAAAAATGGCATTATATGAGATATGTATTCTGTTCCTTTTTTTGATAGATAAATTTGTTTTAAATGAATTTGTATTCCATTGGTTTAAGTTTAATTATATGTTCACTAAAATATGCGCAATAATGTTAATTTTTATAGAGTTGGTTTCTATAAAAGAAAATGTTGAGGAGACTTTTAAAGTTGACATTTGGCAATTGCTTAAAAAAGCATTTTTAAGAGCAAAAGAAGTAAAGCAAAACATAAATGATTTACAATAGATTATGCAATTATCTAAAAACTTAACATTAGCTGAAGTAACGAGAAGTGAATCAGCGAAAAGAAAAGGAATATCAAATCAACCCACATTGGTTCATTTAGAGAACTTTAAAAAGTTAGCTGTTAATATTTTTCAACCTATTAGAGACCATTTCGATGTTCCTATTCACATTAGTTCAGGATACAGAAGTAAAGCTTTAAATTCAGTTATCGGTGGCTCATCAACAAGTCAACATTGTCAAGGAGAAGCTATTGATATTGATATGGATGGTACATCAATTACTAACGCTCAAATATTTAATTTTATCAAGGACAACTTAAACTTTGACCAACTTATTTGGGAATTTGGAACAGATAAAAATCCTGATTGGGTTCACGTTTCTTATGAATCAACGGGAAAGCAACGTAAACAAATTTTAAAAGCAATTAGAAAAAATGGCAAAACATCTTATATTAATATTACTTAGTATCATACTTATTTCTTGCGCTGCAAGAAAAGTAGATATTAATAAAGTAGATTCTGTAGTAAAAATAGACAGTACTTCTGTAACTAAAAAAGAAGCTGTAACGACTCAAGATAATCACATTAGTGTCACAACAAATACTGATGAATTAGAAATAGTTCCTATTGACACTTCAAAATGTATTGAAGTAGATGGAAAAAAATACAAAAACGTAAAGCTGAAGTATAAAAAAACAAAAAAGGTATTAGTAGATACTACAAAAATAAAAGTGTCTGAAAAAGCCTCAATTGAAGTTAATATAAAAAAAGATACTTCAGTAAAAACCTTTAAAAAGGAAATTGATAAAAAAACTAATTATTCAATTTATTTGTGGTGGCTTTTAGTGTTGCTTCTTATTGTAATTGGATTCTATATGTACAAAAAAATTAACAAAACTTTATTCTAAAAATTATGGCAATTCAAAGACCCGACACCCCGTTAGCGAGTACTCCTGACCCTAAAACTTGGCAGCAAATGTCTCAGCCTGAAAAAGCAAAAAAAATAGCTGAGTTGAAACAAAAGGGAGGAATGGAAAGAGTTAAACAATATAAAGATTCTATAAGTCAAGATGTAACAAATAGAATGACAGAAAAATTTAAACAAGGAGCTGAAAGACGAGGATTAACCGTTGACGAGTATGCTAAAAAAGTAAAAAACGATAGCAAGGTAAAATTTACAGAAGTTGAAGGCGGTGGTAAAATGAAAGAGACCAAAAGTGCTAATACGGATAGACCAAGTTTATTAAGTAGATTAAATCCACTTGGAGACAAGGGTAGATGTATTTACACTAATAATAGCGGTAAAGCTAAATGTAAATAATAAGCATTGTTTTTTTTATATCTTTGTAATCTAACAAATCAAATTAAATAAAAATGAAAAATTTAAAAGCAACGCAAGAAGAACTTGCTAAAATTCAAGAAATGAACTCTAAATTCAATCAAGCTAAGATAGCACTTGGAGATTCTGAATTACAAAAGCATAGTATCTTGAGGCATATTGACGAATTAAAAGTTGAGTTCACTAAACACGAACAATTGTTAGTTGAAAAATATGGCGCAGACGCTGTAATTAATATTCAAACAGGAGAAGTAACTAAAAACGCACAGTAAGATGACACCGGGAAAATTTATCGGAACATTGTTCCATTCAAGAGATGCAATGCACATCGCACACCTTCAAACGACATCGTTTGCAGAGCATAAAGCATTAAATGCTTATTATGATGGAATACTTGATTTGACAGATAAATTTACCGAGGCTTATTTTGGTAGATTTAAAAGAGTTGAGATAGTAATACCTGAATCAAAAATTTTAGACGCTACTTCTCATTTGAAAGAATTACGTTCAATCATTGATACTGAAAGAGCAAATTATCCTTCTGAATTGCAGAATATAATGGATGAGATGATTGCATTAACAGACAAGATTTTATACTTATTGACTTTAAACTAATATACAAAAATGGCAAAAATAAGCACATACGAAATAGACTCAACTCCTCAGCTTTCAGATAAATTAATCGGAACAACCGCAGGAGGACCTCCTGAGAATAATACGGTTAACTTTACTCTTCAATCAATAAAGGACTTATTTTCCATTGGTGTCACTAATACATTACAATCAGTAACAACAGCAGGCAATACTACCACTTTGCCTATTATAGCCAATTCATTTGTAAGGTCAGGAGGAACTTCTTCTCAATTTTTAAAAGCTGATGGTTCAGTTGATAGCAGTATCTATATTACAGCGGCTGCATTATCAATTTATGTGCCTTACACAGGTGCTACAACAAATGTAAATTTAGGGACTAACACAATAACCGCAAACTCTTTCATAAAGTCAGGTGGAACTGCCGCTCAATTTTTAAAAGCAAACGGTACTATTGACAGTAGCGTTTACATTACAGCAGCTGCGTTAGCAACTTATGTGCCTTACACAGGTGCTACAACAAATGTAAATTTAGGGACTAATACAATAACCGCAAATTCATTTGTAAAGGTAGGAGGTACTTCTGCTCAATTTTTAATGGCAGATGGAAGTGTTACAACCGGAAGTGCATCAGTTAATATATACAACTCAAATGGTACTTTAAGTGGAAACAGAGTAGTTACTATGGGTAGTTTCACTTTGTCGTTTACTAATGATTTATTAATAAATGGTATAAGTGCAGGAAATGGCAATGGAAATA